TAGGCAGTTTCAGTGGCTCTTCCGTGCGTCTTGACCGCATCAGCCGTTCCCGAAACCGCGAAGGCTTCAGAAATAATCTGACACTGGTTACTACGGAGAGTTGTTGGCGAAATTGTAATTGTTGAAGCATCTGCCCCTTCAACTTTCGCGTTATTCTTTTTATTACCGTATAGCCGTTTAAACTATACTTCTGTATGTTTCCATACAGTTTAGCGTACATCTTATGTTGTTAAACATTCGGGCGCTCTTGGGAATAATTATTAATTGACAATATTCATATTCCTACGCGTTGAACCTTCTTGATACATTTAAAACTGTCGTTTTCAAGCTAGGCTGCTGATTACCTACATCATTAACTATTGGTCTTGAACATAATTAATATGTTTAGGCTTCCCAGACAATTCACCCGATTAAGTGCCAATAACATATAAAAGCACTCGATCTTAATGCGTCCTCCATCCACTCAAAGTTACGAGCAGAAACTTTTTCATTCTTACACATGCTCATAAATGGAGTAGCTGTTGGACTAATCATTGCGATCAGAGAACTAACATCTTCGGCTTGTCCTACAGAAGTGTCGTTTGTTACCGTAGAGCCATTTAAACTCTACTTCTTATAATTTCTTATAAGTCCAGACTATCTTATGATCCCTTAAGGATCTTCCGCGCTCGTGGAGAAAGTATTGATTAAGATTCTCATTCTCTAGTCGTTGAACGTTCTAGTTACTTTTATTCTAATTCACTAGCTTCGCTGCTGATTGTCTTCATCATTACATGTTAAGATTTCCCAGCAATTCACGGAATACTGCATCCATTATTACTAATAGACCGCCCTACACAGTAAGGTAGTATAGGTAGCCATTGATATTTTCCTCTTTGGTTAGGTTTAAAGATAATTTATTTAAGATTCCCAACCTGCCAAGATAGCTGCACTAATATCATCTAAATCTGTACCACCACTTTTTGCAAGTTTCTGATATGCAGCCTTTTTACGAGCTACATTGTTACTTACAGGTTTGGGAGGAGCTTTTTTAGATCTAAGAACTTTAGATTTAACTGCTTTCTTCTTAACCACAGTCGCTTTCTCTTTCATCTTCGAATAGAGCATACTTTGGTGCAGCAGTTTAATAACTACTGGATCTGCATAGTTGTTCACCTGTTCTTCAGGTAGGCCAAAATCTATGCTGAACTTCCTAATTTCATCGTACAAATCAGGAGACCAATCAGGTATATCTCGTTCTAAGACCTCTATACATTTCTTAGCATTTTCACGTTGCTGGGCAACATTCTTTTCTTTGAATTTGTTATAGAGAGTGTCAGCTTCTTGTCTTAAGAATTTCAGATCACTTTCAGCTTGAGTTGCCTCTTGTCTCAGTAATGCAAAATCATCGGCTTCCATTGTTTTGGAAGCTAGAAGATAATCCACTTCTGAATACGGCTTAAAGCGTTCTTCAGCTCTTTTTAACATATTTTGCATAACAAAATTGGCTTCATTCAAAGCCTCTTCTGCCTCTTTGCGTTGGTTTGAAACCTCTTGAGACTTTTTAGTAAGACTACTTTCTTGTCCGTGCAGACGTTTTAGTGACTTGACTGATACTTCTTCAGTTTTACCATCAACCTTAACTTGTACGACAGCATCGTCTTCTAAGATTGCTACTTCTTCTTCAACAGGTTCTTCTTCCTGTTCTTCAGAAGTTTCATCCTCAACTTCACTTTCGTCACTTTCTTCGGTTTCTGGGTCTTCTTCTTGAAGGTCATCATTCTCTTCAACCTCTACTTCAGACTCAGTATTCTCATTTGACGATTCGTCATCAGTCTCTACTGACTTATCGTTTGCCTCTAAATTACCTTCAGATGGCTTTTCAGCGTCTTCCCAGTTTTTTAGTATAGCTTCAGCAGCTTCATCTAAATCTAGAGCTACTGGTTTTTCGGGGGTATTACTTTGGACGTTATCAATTGACATGATCCTTTACTCCTCGTTTTTTTTGCGTTTGTCGCTTTGGTTTTCTTCTCTTTCTTTTTCTATGTTGTTCTTTACCTCTACTCTTTGTTTAAGTGTAGAAATAATGTCAACTAAGGCTCTGTAATGGTGATATGTTTTCTCACGTTCAGCCTCTTGTTCTGGTTTTGTGTTTATAAATGCTTGGAAACATGCTTCAACTAAACCATTAATAGTTGAGTTAAATACTGGGGTCTGTAGAAGCGTTTCACTTTCAGCACCAAGGTCTATGAGCTGTTGCTCGTTTACTTGTTTATCCATTTGCTTTCCTTTTTGTTGTTAATAATTTGTAAATGACTCTATAAAAAGTCGTATTGGTGATTGGTTGTTATTTCTTTTTTTTCTTTTTTGGCCGACCAACCTTCGAGCCGTATGTACCTTTACCTCTTGGCATAACTTTTCCTCTTGTTTGTTGTTGTTAGCCATTTGGACTTGCGATGGCAGTTATTTCATCTGCTGTAGAAGCCAATGCCAATTCTGCAGAATCTATAATTTTCTTGTGTGTAAGAGCGTCTTCTTTAATGTCTAAAGAATCACTTTGTATACTGAATTGATGTTCAGCTTTCATTACATCTAACTGATGTTTCAACTTGTCATTTTCAGCTTGTAATTGTAATTTGAGCTCTGCAATTTTAGTTTGACGTTCTTGTATTTCAATTTGTTTAGCTGCCATTTGCATTTGCATTTGTTGTGCTGGATCAGGTTGTTCTTCTGGCAATCTATCGGGAGGTGTAATGTAACTGGCAGTATCTTTGATACCAGATAACTCCATAACCTTTTTAATGACAGCATATTGATTTTCTTGCTGATACATTTTACTGAGATTAGGGTCTTGGCTAATAACTTGGTGCATTGCCATGTATTTTTCACTTTCTTTCTTGTTCTCACCGTAGCCTAGTGTCAGAGCTATAGTTACATCCCTCTTATCTGCCCATTGTGCAGGATTGATTGGTACATATTCACCGCCAATCTCAATGATCTTTTCTTGATCCTCGTTCTCAATACAAAGTTGATATACTTCTTGGTATAAAGGCTTAAGGAATTGATTAGCGAAATGACGAGCCATAATCTTTTGTCTCTGCTGCGCCATCGAAGTCACTTGTTCAATCAATGCCTGTGAGTTCTGTTTTGAAATGGCATCTTTATTTAAACCTTGTGACAAGTCAGAAACACCCGATATGTTCTCAGCTTGTTTATCTAACATATCTATAGTGTTGTAGATAAATGGGTTAAGTGGAGGCTGAGGCATAGGTGTTACAGCATCAGGTCTTGTAACATTAAGGATACCTCCGACCCTAGAATTGAGTAACTCTCTAGGGTTCGGAAGTGAACCTTTTGTGACCATGTAACGTGGGTTATTAGTCATAACCGAGTGGTCTAATATAGATCTAGTTAGAACTGTTCTTGCTATCTGCGTAGCTTCTATCTTTTTACCAAAGTTAGAACCAAAGAACGAATGAGGAATTGGTAGAGCTGCAAAACTAATAAACGGTAGTTTTCTTCTGGGCTGCTCTTGCTTTTCAAGGATAGCGTTACCAGCTTTCAATATTCTATGTAATGTTGCAGTGCCAGTTCCTTCGATGTCTAGGTATATGTACGCTTCGACAACTTGAACAGAACGAACTTGATCTTGATAACCATCTTTTGAAAAGGATTGTGTCGCCCCTATATCATCAAATCTGGCTAACATTTCTGGATCAGTTAAATGGTCAGCATCTTCACTTGATCCGATTTTATCTAGAAGGTCTTCTGAGTAACCTTCTTCTCTTAACTCTGACAATGTTTTTGTAGTTCTATGAGCAGCAAAATTAACATCGTCTAAACTTTTTGCTTGGCTTTCGATTAAGAATTCTTCAGGAGGTATGCTTTCAATTACAACTTGTGAAGTATCTCTTGTAACACCAATCTTACCTGTGACAGTACCTAATTCATCGTATTCACTGTCTAACAGCTCTACATTAGGCTGTGCAATAAGCATATCGAATTCGTCTTGAGTTAAATCTTCGAATTCTTCAAATATTGTTTCTTCTTGTTCCTGCCAATACACTTTTGCAATACCGTTTCTAGATGTCAGAGCGTCATGTATTACACTATTCATTACACCAAATAAATTGTTTTGACGGTGACAAACATAATTAACATAGTTTGTGCATACTTCAGCTTGCTTTACGTCATCAGCATTTATGGCATCAAATCTTACAGTGTTCATGCCACCGCCATTTCCAAATGTCTCAAGTAAAGTTGCTTTCACAGATTCGATAGCATCGTATACGTCTTGTGAGGTGTATTTGCTATTACCCTCATGAAAAGGCTTAGGTAAAGTTGCATTGTAAAAATCGACAACACGAGTTCTCTCTGTGGAGATCTCACTATCGTAATAGCCGACACTTTGTCTAACATTGTCATCTATAAGTGCTGCTATATTTGTATCGTCTAATTTCTTATATTGTTTTTTTGCCATTTTTAGATCATCTCTATGTAAAAGTCGTCATTAAATTTAACAGGTTTCCAACTACCCTCATGGGCATGGTTCGCCAGAGCAAGAGCGATTATTGTGTCATCATACGCACCTGCTTCCGCTTGCATACTTCCTGATTCAGTGACGATATAAGACATCATTTCTCTTATTGTTGTTTTATCTTCAAGTATTAGTTCACTGTCACGGACTGCTGCTCTTAGTTCATCAATAATTAGTGGTTTAGTTTTTGTTGTAGTAGTGAAGCCAAGTTTCACAGTCTCCCTGTCGGTGAGCTTGTCCACTTGAACCTCTGTGTAAAAGTTTGGGTAATTCATGTCTTTAGCAAGACGAGTGCAAGTCAATATCCCATGTGAGTTATTTTCGACAATAACAAAAGCCTCGTTGTAGTAATGTGCTAAGGCATAAATAACTTCTGAAAAGTAATCTGGATGAACATGGCCTCTCCATATTGCCACTTGATTTTTCTTAGAGTCTAAGACTTGTATTACAGAGTAATCTCCTCCTCTTACTCCCATTGCTACATCACATCCCAATATGTACCTTTCGTCTTCTTGATGATGTCTATATGTAGTGAGTTCACCTCTTGGGTTTTCTACAAATTCTTTATTCTCTAATGCAAATCTACCCTTAACGTCTGTTGTTTCTTTTAATCTTTCTTGTAATTGTTCTGGATTAAAAACTGGTCTACCTGAGACAAGAAAAGCTATCTCTGGTGTACTTGGGTATTCTTGGTTAAAAAGATCAATGCCATTCTGAGCTATTTTTGTTCTTCTAAAGTTTAATTGTTCATTGTCTAAATCAAACTCTTTGGCTAGATCATTTTCCTCTGGTGTTCTTTCAAAATCTTTTTTAACAGGCAAACGATATGTTGGGTCAGTAAACCAAGGTATAAAACAAGGTACAAACTCATTCTCACCTTGTACTGCCCCAGTCCATAATTTATAAAATAGATTAGCAATACCATTTGCTGTTGATTCTATAAAGATTGCAGTGTTTTTAGCATTTGGGACAGCTTGTAATAGGCCGTTAAAATTGTCTGCTGCTGTTGATTTTTGCCAGAAAGCCAATTCTGAGCAGTGAACATGAGTTAGAGTTTCACCTCTACCAATACTTTCACCACCTGCTGTTGCTACGACATAGCCAGAATCTAAGATATCAAAGTTAATTTCTCTTCTAGATGAATACTTAGTATGTGGTTTTAATATTTCAGGACAATGCTCATGAAATCTTTTAGTTAAATCAAAAAGTGCCCTTGTTGAGTCTGCATGATGTGTTATCACCATTGCTTTCTTAGCAGGATTTTGACTCACACAATGATAAAAATAACCGCCTGTGTATGTCGATAGTCCTTGTTGTCTAGCTTTTAATATAATGACTCTGACTTTGCCTGTGGTTTCTAATTGTTTTTTAACTATGTCATTAATTATTTTTTGAGCTGGATTTAAAACTAAGGGTGAGATCTTTCCTTCTTTGGTTCTGATTTTTAGGGCAGACTTACTATAGTATTCGAAGTCATCCCTAAGTCTCTTGCGTATCTCCTTTAGTTTCTTGTCCATGCTCTTCCTCTTTTAATAACGAAGTTAAGAAATCTTCAGCTTTACTGATAGAGACATCACTTTTTGTTGCTGGCTTACTTTTACTAAAGTCTAAGACAAGTCTTGCTGCTGCAAGTCGTGATCTAACTTCTCCATCGAGTCGCATAATTTCAACGGCTGTTGACAATGCTTCTTTTGCATAGTCGTCTTCAATGTTGTATTTCTTGCTCATAATTTGAGTTACCTTTTTTGCTTCTTCTCTAGCTTTTTTTCTTAATGGTTCGATTGTTTCTTTACGATGCCCATCAGGAACACCTTTTGGTCTACCTGCATTTTTCCTAGGCTTGTTGCTCCATTCTTTTCTTTTGGCTCTGCCTTCGGGTGTACTCATAAGAGTGCTAAAGTAATTATTTTTTGGTGCTCTTTGAGGACATGCATTTGATTTTGGAGGTGCTTTTGCTCTAGCTTTTCGCATAAAAACTCCTATTGCATTTCTATAGATTCTCTCGCTTTCTGTTGATCTATTACCCTCATAACATAAGGTTGAAAGTAAGTTTCAATAGCTTCAGGTGAAACACCAGTGTCAGTCATTCTCTGTTCCATTATTTGTAGTTGACCCACTGGATCACTGCCTAGGCTTTCTTTTACTTTTTCTAAGTTGTCAGTGAGTACGGCTTTTTCTTCTGCCGATAGTTTTGTGTCTTCATCAACAGCATTGATTAATCGATCAGCTTCAAGTTGATTAGCTTTAACAGCATTTTCATAATTCTTTTGTCGCTGTGTTCTGTTGTCATACTCTACTGCTAAACCTTCTATTTTTGGATCTGGTTTAGCTTGTGCTGCCCATTCGCTATTAGTGTTTCTTGTGTTTTTGAGATCTCTAATCAAACCATTCAAATCTGTAACTAGACCTCTGTTACTTCCAGCTTGTCCTAAAGCAACAGAATTTTGATATTCATTGATACTTCTCATTTGTCCTTTAGTAGTTCTTGGGTCTTTTTTCATTACTCGCAATATTTCAGCAATGGTATTTCTAGGTAGACCAACGGCTGTTTCTACAATAAATTGAGGTGAATTAGGTGTAGCAGGAGAATTTTGCCTAACTCTACTAATGTTAGTTTCTCTATCTTCTATAAGTTTTTGTGCTTTTTGTTCTGCTTTTTGTTTTTGTTTTGCTTTATCTTCTTCTAGTTTTCTATTGGATTCAGCAATGAGATCAAGACCAGTAGGTTCAGCAAAACCTTTAGATTTATTTATATTATCTTGTATAAATTTATTAACAGTAGATCTGCTGCCTTTTGGACTTAATGCTCTACCGAGTCCGACAATACCAGCTTGACCTAATATACTAGAACCACCTGTAACTGAAGCAAGAGCACCACCACCAAATGCGCCAATAGTAGTGTTTAACAGAGCTCTATCGTTATAAGACCCAGAGTCACTAAGTGGGTTGAAGATTTCAGTATATTTAGTTATACCAGTTCGTAATCCTCTGTTTTTTAATTTAGTTAATTCTTGTGATTCTTTGACTAAGTTGATTAATTGTTTGCCTTGTTTCGTTTTACCAGCTAATTTTTCGAGTGCTTGCATCTGAGGCTTAGTTACAACAGATTTAACTTTACTCTTGGCTGCTTTAATAGCAGATTTAACTAAAGCACGGTCATTGAGAGTTTGTTCGCTGGTTGGTTGTAGTTTTTCACCAAACCCTTCAGTGTATTTTCTTAATTCTTTTCTTTTAGCTAATTTATCTATACCAGCACTAATTTCATCGTGTGCAGTATCAACTAATTGTCTTGCTCCATAAGGATTTTTTACATCAATATCTGTAGGGTCGAATGTATTACCATCTATATCACCTTCTGTAGCAATAGTGTTTAATCGCTGTGCAAAAGCAGCTTTAGCTTCTGGATTAGATTTTTCTACAGCATCTTTACCTTTAATAACTTCAGTAGTTTTAGTTTTGACTGCCTCTTTAGCTTTCTTTAATCCTCTGCCAGTAGCTCTAGTAGTATCAGCTACAGCTTTACCACCAGCACCAAATGAAGTACCAAGAATCATAGCATCGGCAATACGATCAGCTTTTTCTTTGTCTGTGTATACACCGCCTTTCATTTCGGTAGCTGCAATGTTAGATAACTCTTGTCCACCTTCTGTAATACCCTCTTTACCAGAAGCAATAGCAAAATTCTTAGCTGCTTGACCAAATCCTTTCTTTTGCAGCTCTGATGTAATTTCATCAGTAGACATCTTGGCTAATTTATTAGGTGAAATAACACCTTTAGCACCAATTCTTTCAAGTATTGCTGTTACGACACCAACACCAAGTACAGAGGCATCATAATCACCAGTTTTTTCTTCTTGCTCAAAGGCAGCTTCACCAGCACCCATTAAACCTGACGCAAGTATTGTCCCACCAGTAAGTACGGCTGCTGCTGGGGCTGATACAGGTGCAGTTAAGGCAGCAAGACCAGTACCAGCGATAGCTGCTCCTGCACTTGGGACATTTTTAGCTAAACCTTCGCCTATCCATCCCAGACCAGCTCCAATACCACCTTGTGAAAGGGTATCGCTGAAACTTTGGTTATATTTTGGTACAAAACCACCTCTAGCAATGTCTCTATCTTGCTGTTGGACAACATCTTGTCCATATCTTTCAAGACCAGAAAGACCTACAGTTCTTCCTAGAGCTTCAACACCTTTACCAAGAGATCTTTGAGCTGTATCAATACCATATTCGAAGGCACTGTCTCTTGGTGCTGTTCTTTGTTGTACTACTTGGTTTTCTAATGGAGGGGGAAGACCTCCTGTTGTCCTTGTGTTGGCTTGTTGTCTCTTATAAATGGCTGCTAATCTTTTTGCTCCCTCTGTATCTCCGTTGTTGTGCGCTTTAAGGATTCCTTTTTGTATATCTTGAAGTGCAAATTGTGTCATTAAGAGTTAGTCCATAATATATTGTGAAAGTACATCAGCGTCTTCTTTACTGAAACCAGCTAAGGGTGCATCAGAAGGCATAGAATTTTCATTCGCATAAGGGAACACATTATTTCTGAGGTTTCTTTCAGCTTCTTGGTGAAGTTTTAGGCCTCTATTAAGCCAATCGATCCAAACTGATTCATCTGCATACATAGAAGGAATATCAGACTGGAATAGTGCCATTTCTCTATCAGATACAGCACCTTTAGTTCGAGCAGTTTTAGTCAATGTAGAGTCAATAACTAATTTTTGCAGTCGTTTTCTCACAATAGCACCTTTAGTACCAAACATTTCACCTATTGATTGTGCTGTTTCACTGCCTTTAGTCATGCCAACAGCATTGATATCGCCAAACTCAGGGTCATTTCCACTTATTATGTTTATAAGATCACTGAACTCTGTTTGTTGAGCCTGTGCGTCTTGGATTAATGGTGCAGTTTCTTGTATTAACTCTGCTGCTGCTGCTTGTTGTGTAGCTAGTCTATCTAATTCAGCTTCATTAATAGCATCTAATCTAGCTTGTTCAGCCTGAGCTAATTTTCTGTTTTCATCTTGGATGCCACCATAGGCATCTGAAGCAGCTTGATAGGCTGCAAGACCACCCTGACCTGATGCACCGACCATAGCTCCACCCACTCTTCTTAATGTCTCACTAAGACCAATTTGATTCGGGTCATCCTGCATAATTTTGTCACCTAGACGTTGCATAAAACCTCTTCTTGTCTTAGGTGTTTGTTCAATATTAGAAGCAGCACTAGCAGCTCCTTGTAATATCATATCTTTAGCACTTAGGGGCATTGAATTATCTACACGAAGATAATCAGGCAGTAAATCATTGGTTGTACTTGGGTCAAATGGTGTTGGTACATATTCTGCTGCATTTGCACTGCTTATTAATCCCCCACCACCACCTGATGTAACATTGTTGTTATTCATAACGGCTGCATTTTCAGCAGCAATTTCTTCTGGTGTTCTTCTATCGTAAAGACTTGCAATCTTGTTGCCCAAAGCAACAGCATTAGGTTTAAATTCAATACCACGAACAGCATTAGCAAATGCACTGGGTTCTGTTGATCCCCTAAAATTATTTGTATTTATTGGGGCAAAACCACCAGCACTATTTAAAATAAGTGCTTGTCTAGCTGCTTCTTCAGCTTGCCTTTCTTCGGCTAATTGTCTTGCTGTTTTTACATTAGGATTACGTTGTCTAAAAGTATTCTGATTAGCAACATTAGATAACGAAGGAAAACTATAAGGGTTGCCTAAATTGAAGTTTGTTGCCATTTTATTTACCCCTCCTTCATATCTTTAAAGAATTTAGCAAGATCCATGCCGATACCTGCACCCTGTATAGCACCACCAAAGCCAGCAGCAGTAGGATCTGCATATACACCTTGTGGACTCTGTGGTGATTGATACACAGCATCACCTAAGATGCCTTGTCTGTATTTGATTTGATTATCTAATGCAAAATCTCTGTCACGTTCATAGGCAGCTCTAAGGTCATTGAGATAACCTTGGTCGAAACCTCTAAGATTTCTACCAGCACCAGTCATCAATTCAGCAGCCTTTTGTGAGGCATTAAGAGAATCTAGATAGCTTCTACCCATACCCTGAGTTGCTTCTAAGGCATCATCAAATTGTCTGCCTTGTTGTGCTATAGACCTATCAATTAAGTTATCTTGTATTCTTGCTGTAGTATCCGTTAGTCTATCTTGGAAACCTCTGTTGGCTATTGCATCGGCAACAGCTTTAGTAGAGGCATTAGTATTTCCTGTACCCTGAGCTCCCATTGCTGTATTTCTTAAAGTATTTTCAGTTAGATTACGGAAATCATCCCTCATTGCAGCATTAACGAGTGGATTAGCATTATCTATAGCATACTGTTGTGCTATAGCCATTCTGTCGTCACCCATAGCTCTTCCATAAAGATCTCCAAAGTTGCTGGCATAATCTTGTGATGCCAATGCTGCATCAAGAGCACCTTGTCCGACATTCCGTCCTACATTTCCAGCATATATATTACCTGATAGCTGAAATGGATCTGGTGCTGCATAAGTTTGACCACCATAAGCTCCTCTGTTGAGTACATCAGCCAATGCTGCTTGACCGCCTTCATAAGTTTCTTTTATGTATGGCTTTGAAAATCTAAAGGCTTCTGCTTGTGTGTCTGCAACGTCCCTCTGTGCTCTAGCTTGTTTACTAGCTGCTCTACTGGAAGCAATGCCACCAACTACTGACGAGCCTATGATAGCTGCTGCTACGAATGTCATGTTGTTATACCTCTTACTTTTTTCCTAATTGGAAATACTTTTCTATATTGGGTTCGGGTAACCCTATGGATGAATAAGAATCTGTAATTAGTTCATCTTCTATTGCATCTAGATGATCTAAATTAGGTTCTTGCTTAGTTATATGTACTGTTGTCATAACAGAATCTTCGACAGCATAGAAAGCTCTTTTCGCACCTATTGGTGAAACCCAAGTATGGGGTGCTTTCATGTGTATGCGTCCCGATTCAGAGACAACAACTAGCTCGCCTTTTAATAAAATACTGATGTGTGGATGTTTATGTATTTTCCCAACAAAAGTCATACCTTTCGGTACAGTTAATTCTCTAGCGTATTGACCACAGCCAAACTCTTCGATAACTGGTGAAAAATAATGCTGTAGACTGGTATCTGGTATTGCATCTACAAATTTACCTTCATCGATACCTTCTTCTATTTTATTCTGTAGATGACTGACTGATGCTTTTAATCTTGTTGATAAAGAACTCATACTGCTACCCAAGCAGTGCCATTGTAGACAACTAACCCTTGGCTGTTGTTGCCAAGTGGATTCCAAGGCAAGACATTAAATCTAACCATGCCTCTTCTGGGGTTGCTTGGTGCTTTATCTACAGTTTGTATGTCGGCATCAGCCATTGACAACAAGGTATTTTCTATCCTTTGAAATTCATCAATAAGATATTGTTTTACATTACGGTCAATAGATGGGTAGTTTTTACGACTATAACGAGCAGTTACTACATCAGTTTTCTCATTAATAGCCATGTCTATCTCCTACCAGTAACTAATACATCCATATCGAATCCAATAAAAGAGAAATCTTTGTTATCAGGCAAAGACAATTTATAAGATAAATATCTACCTGCTGCTCTTGAGTCTATCTTGTGATCCGTAGAGATATCGTAAGTAACAGTCGTTTCATAATTTGGAGTACCATTGATTAAATTGGCAGCACCAAAGTTAAATGAAAAAGTCTTACTTGTATTGCTTGTTGTTACCTGTGGATACACTTTACTAATAACTTTGTATCCCGAAAGTTTTACCATTTCATCTAAATCAATACCTTTTCTTTCTAATAATGGAGCTTTAGTAGCTTCACTGTCTAAAGCAAATGAAAGTGACCCAGTATCACTTAAGTCTAATCCATACAATTTATCTGAAGTAATACCATCAGTGCTGTTGTCTTGTCCTACAAAAATACAATGGGTATCAAAGTTAGCCTGTTGAGACCAATATGAGCCACCTATGGTTTCATAAGAAGCTGTAGAGTTAGCATAGGTACTACTTGAATTTACGTTGGCTATACTCGCTGATGCTACATTAGGTAAATCTAAGAATGACCAAGTGCCATTCTTATAGTTGTATACGGCTGCTCTGTTGCATCTATTGGAAGACGTAAACTCAGCCATATCATCCCCTGAGTTATAACAGAAATAGATTTCTTCTAACTCTGGATGTCTGGATACAAAACATACATCGGTCTTCGATGAGTCTAAACTTTGGAAAATGTAGTTCTTAACTCTTTGGTCTACTATGGATTCTCTGGTGTTACCATCGTGGACATAAATATCATTATCAGAAAATACATAGTGACGGCTATCTACTTCAATAGCACAGTTCTGATTGATTATACCGATGTCACTAAATACTTTACGGAAGTTAAATATAAACGTACCACCTACAAATTCCATTAACCATACGTCACTCTTGGAATAGACAATAAAGTTAGTACCTAGAGTTGCTCCATCAATGATAGGAGACTGCATTTGTACTAGATCATTAAACCCAGCACTCTTTGTGGTATCAGAGGCATCCCATGAATCAGGGATAGCATTGGCAGTCGCTATGTTAGACCACCGTACTCTAGTACCGTAGTTAGTAGAGGATTCCGTCATGTTTAAACCAATCAGGAAATCCCCATAAGATCTTAATGCCTCACATCTCCAATTGGAGTCCCAATTTGTTAGGGCAGCAAAGTTAGTACCCCCTATCAATTTATACGAAGGAACTTTATCGGATCTGTTGAGATAGACTATGTTGGCTAAGGTAGTGCCAGTCCATACTAAATCATTGGCCGATGTCGCACTTATAGATCCTGATCTGTCTGTGAGTGAACCGTTAGCGTACTCTTGTATGCCGTAGGTGTCTGTCGCTATGACTACAGTAGAGTAACCTGTGATGGGGTTGACACCATAGACGTATCTTGGGTTGAAACCTAAGCTGGCTTTAACTGTTCTAAAGACAGGGGAACGTAAGACTGCACCTTCATCAAATCTTACATTCTTGGCTCTAGTAAAAGCCGATAGAGGTAGACTAGCAGGATCAACATCTGTGATAACTCCTGATTCAGACATTCCTCTGATTGGTATTATTTGTCCCATGATTAGATACTGCCTGATGCTGTAATATCACCCGTTGCTGTAATAACTCCTGCTGAGGTAATTTTGAATTTGGCTGTACCATCGTATAAAAATCTTAGGTCAGTTCCTACTTGGTCTATAGTCCAGTTACCTAAATCTAGGACACCCACATCTAATGTTCCTGAGACATCACCATTACCATTAATATCCAATACTGTAGCTTGGATTTCACCAGTCAATGTTATGTTACGACCACCAGTAATATCTTTGTTGCTATCGGCTACGATGGCTTTTGAGGCAACTACTGTACCTGCTGTACTACCATCCAGTAAATTGAGTTCCGCAGCTGTACTGGTGACTCCATCGAGTATATTGAGTTCAGCAGCAGTAGACGTAACACCGTCTAGGATATTGAGTTCTGCTGTAGTAGACGTAACGCCATCCAATAGATTTAACTCGGTGTGAGTAGCTGTGACTGCCCCACTTACATTAGGAAACGTGGCTTTTACTGTACTCTTGATTAGACGTAAGTGGTCGTCAGCTTGACTTAGGGAGTCTGTAGCTGCTGGATTAGAAGCATTTAGACCATCGATGTATGTTGAGCTTTCAAGAGCCATGTGTGTAACCTCGTTTATTAATTAAATTCAAACCATAGAGACCATGCTAACCAGCCTATACGGACGGCTATAAGTCTATTCTTTTTTCTTTTTTGTGTTTCAAATCTTGAGATCTGTATTTCAATCTCTGGAAGCACATGGAAGAAACCGTTATTCATGAGTTCTTCTTCAAATGTTATTTTCATAATGTTCTCATATTAAGTGTTTTCAAAATTTGGACTCTTCTTAACAACGTCCAACAACAACAACAAGCGCGACCCTTTACCTTAGTTTTTGAAGTCCATTTTCATTCATCCCAATGGGGTCAATTTCTAGCTAAACAATCCTTTTTTTCTAGCAGAAGTCCTGTAAGCCAGTGTTTAAGCCAATCTTAGGTGAATCAGATAGCTAATCTGTTCCCCTTTTGTTTGATTTTTACTTTTGATTCGTCAGACATTTGACATTTGATGACGAACAGAAATTTTTTGGCTTTGAGGGCATTAAATTAAAGAAAAAAAAGGGAATGATCTCAAAGTCTTGGACTCTTAAGAAGACATACAATTAATAGACAAACAATAGTAAGGGAAGATCCTTAGTAGACAATCATAACGAAAGAGAGAGTCAAAGTTATAACTATCTACAAAGGATCTAGGGGGAACTATAGATAACTAAAGGCTAAGGTGTTTTTATAGTGTTTTACTTAATAATTATAATATTAAAGTAATAAACCTTTAGTCATCTTAAGTATAAGAACTATCACTATCAGTTCCTCTTAAGGTCACCCTAAATAAACTACCTTAGATATCTAGCGTAAACCATTGATTCACCGTAGTGACAAATAAAGAGAAAACTAAGGGCAACAACAGATTTCTAAGGAGTCGTTTAAAGCCTATAGTCATCCATTGTTACCCAAAGTTATCTACTAATTTCTTTTAGTTTTATATTGGATGTACTTCAGTGCAAGGTTTCTACTTGGGAATGTTTTGCCAGTAGTTATTCGGTATTTGTTTTTATGTATCTTCTTTACTTGAGAACACATGTGCTTCACCTCTTGTTCTTTAAGACACGATCCAACTCAAGACTAAAATCTTCCTCACTAAGACCATTGAAAGACTTGAAGCATCTATTTACTATTTTATCTTTGGCTTCCTTTATGTTGTCTGCTCTTGCCTTAAGTGTTGTTGGGTTTTTTTGTTTTAGTTTAAATATATAATTAGGCATCATCGTTACCTTTATTCCTTGGATCTTTACCTAAAGCAAATTCAAGCATCCATATAGCTTTCTTAATGTTATCTTGTCTATATCCTTTACGTTTGAGTCTAAAGATATATTTGAAAGCATTGACTTCTGCCCACTTGACTACTTGTGCTCGGCCAAAAGCAGCAACCATAGCATCGATACATTCTATTCCATTGGACTTGTAGTGATCTGGATTGATGTTGTCTTTAGTAATCAAAGGTTGTTTGGTTTTCTGTTCCTCATTCCAATCACCTTTAGGTAATGCTGGGTGTTCTTTCTGTAGTTTAATCCACTTGTTTTCTTCTGCTTCTTTAGTCTTCACAGATTTCACAGTGGACTCTTGGCTGCTCTTGTTGTAGCTCATGTTTAACCCTCGGTTTAGTTATAGGTTCTGCGGATACTACTTTGATATCTTTGTATCCCTGTAGATGCCACTCTTGTGTTGCTATGTAATCCTCACACTCAACGATAGACCCAGTGAACATGTCTATAGATATCCATTTGTTATCAGGAGTTATCTTCTGTCCTGTGACAGTGCATTGTCTTTCTCTTCTCATGGTGATGGATTCCATAGAATCATCTTGTTCTTCTTGTGATCCCAGTCTGTGTATCTCAGGATTCTTGCACATCTGGATTGTGCTAAGGCTTCTTCTCTGGTTTCTCCACTTTTGATGTATGCTTTAGCAACTTGTTCCCAAGTAGGATGATTGCCTAATACTTTTATGGCTGTCTTCTCTCCTATTCCTTTTACACCTTTAAAGCCGTCTACAGGGTCACCAGTGAGGCACATGGTGTAGAAATGATAGTCTGCTTGGTCTTGGGTTATCTTTAGTAATTCATCGTTTGTAGGGCGATACAGAGTGCAATTAGGGATGGTTCTTAAGTCTTTATCATCCGATACAATTATGGTTTTGATGTTAGGGGCACTACCACAGATTCCCAGTACATCATCGGCCTCTAATAATGGTTCTACATGTGATGGGTAAGTGTCCTTACACCATTGGACAAATGATCTGTAACCCAGTGGTTTTCTTGTTCCTTTTCTATGTGATTTATAATCAGGATAGATATCTTTTCTAAAGTTTTTACCATCAGAGATACACATAAGGAGTTCTTTGGTTTTGAACTTTTCACATAGGTCATCTATAGTTTTAGTGAATGTTTCTTTGGCTACCTTTAGATCACAGTAGAGAGACCAGATATCTTCTTCTTCTGACCAGCAGACTTCCTCTTCTGCTACTGCACATGATCTATACAATAATAAGTCAGCATCAATTAAGAGAGTTGTTTTCGTCTTTGATAATTTGCTTAAGCATTTCATCTAGATCTCCTTTAAATTTCATACCGTTTTCAGTTATGTGCCAATTGAAAGCATAAGTTTCTGTTTCCATATCAATACAATTGGATATGTACCCAAGGCTTGCCATCACAGCGACAGGAAATGCACTCAGTCTTGAGAATGTGGATTTTAGTGTTGGGGGGTTTCTCCAACATCTATCTAAGGTAATGTAGAATCCTAATAGATAGGCAATGTGGTCTTCGATAGGTAAACCTGAGCCTTCAATGTGACCCAGACCAATCTCTTGAAATGGAATATGAGGCCTCGAAGCCGATTTGCAATCTGAAAGGATCTTTTGCTTTTTCCGCCATTCGTCCAGCGATATTACTTCCGACATGATGTGCTTCCTCTTCTGTAGGGCAACTTATCTGCACTTCATCGTGGATGTAAGCCAAGATAGTTGATTTAAGTTTTTGTTTCTTTATTTCCTTATCTATTAACCTCAGCCAATTCTTTGAGACTATTGATCCTGTGCTTTGTAGTAGCTGACTCAATAACCTATGCTCAGAGCGAACATAGAGCCGTCTTCCATCGATGCCTCTAATGAAACCTCTGGCCTTGTATGCTCTGTGCAGTTCATCTTTTAATCTTTTAAATGCTGGGATAGAACGATAGAACTCTTCTTTTAGTCTCTTACCATCTTTGGCATTGCCACCGACAATCTTTCCAATTAAAAGATCACCACCGCCAAAAATAAGTGAATAAATAAATTGCTTTGATTCATCCCTAGTTTTTAAACCAGCAGCCTTTTGATTGTAGGTATGGATGTCTTCTTCAATAATTTGTCTACCGTACTCACCGCCATCATCAAGAAAACCTGCTAGACATCTTAGTTCTAATGCCTGTAAATCAGAGCCACATAAATACCAGCCTTTAGGCACAGTAAATAACTCTCTGCATTGTTTACCATAAACAGCTCTAGTGCTTGGGACTTGGGCAATATTTGGACTACGATGGCTGCATCTTGCGCTCACAGTTGAGTTACTTATGATGGTATGTCTTAGCTTACCGTCTTTGTCTACTAGCTTAAGCCAAGCATTTTTACCTTCTGCCAGTTGGCCTATTCTCTTTTGCAATAAGAACATTTCAGCCAATAGTTTAGCTTCTGGGTATGGCATCTTAACCAATACTGATTCATCTAGTTTTGGATCTCCTGATGGAGTCCATTTAGTAAACTTTATGTCTGGGTATTTATCTTTGAGACACTTATGTATGTGTTTTCTAGAATTAGGATTAAACTGTACTTCCTTCTTCTTTATAAATGTTTCACCTTTCTTATAACCAAGTTTTGCATTGTTTACTTTTGGTATAAATGGTGTCTCTACGATCCAAGGAGGGAAACACTCTTGTAGTTGCTTCTCTAGTTGTATTCTTCTGTCAGCTAACTCACCGTATAACTCTGCTGCTTTCTCTACATCAAAGTTCCAACCGTTGTTACCTATTCTGTAGCATATCTCATTGAGTTCATGTTCAAACTCTATTGACTCTTCAGTGAAACCTTCAGCCATTAATAAGTAGTAGAGTGCTTTAGTAACCTCAACATCCTGAGCACAATAGTCATACATTTCTTGGTTGCCCTCTTCCCAACCACCATCGTAATCATCTTTTAATATGCCTATTCTCATGCCCCATGCTTTTAAACTGTGGCTGCCATACATTCTCTTTAAGAAATCTTCTGGCAATGATGTGTTAGTGAAGTCATCATCTAATAAGTTAGCTTTTATTAGGTGCGACAGAACCAATGTGTCTGTGACTTTCTTTGGCTTGAATTCTTTATGTATTTTTTGTATTGCTGGAACATCGAACCTAACGGCATTGTGTCCAATGATTTCATCAGCATCTTGGAGTACATCTATTGCTTCTTGTATTTCTCCATCTGTTACTGCTACTTTTATCTCTTGGTCAGAAACATCAAGAGATATATCAACGTAACCAATACAATGAATTTTATTTAATTCTTCTAATAGACCGTTTGTTTCAATGTCGAATATTATTTTAGCCATCAGTTGTTACTCTTGATAGCTGTCTTATCATCGTCATCATCTTTGTAATCGACAGGTGAACCGTTAGCATCCCATCCAACTTTTCGTTCTTTCTTTTTATCACCAAAGATACGATCCCATTCTTCATCGTATTTCTTTTTATCTACAGGCCTATAGTTGTCTCCTTTACCCATGTTTGTCTCCTGTGTTTAAAATTGATTGTTTGAATCTACACCCAGCAATCGACCAGACTCTCTTGAGTAGACGAGTAAATCTGCTTCTCCTACTTGCCCTGTAAACCGATTCTTTAAGACTTCTATTGATCTGTAGTCACTTGGGTTATCTTTATCTACATTGAGAGATAGACAAAAATCACTGAGTTGTGCGATTGCGTGGCTGCCTCTAAGTTCACTAAGTTTTGCTTTAGAACCACTCTCATGACTGCCACCGTTACTTGGTCTTCTTAAATGTGAAACAACGAATAAACAAATGTCTAAGTTTTGTACTAATGTTCTTAATGAAGTCATGGCTGAATCAATAAGTTGTCTTTCGGATATGTTTCCAAGTGATCCAGTTAAGCCACTAACTAAGATAGATAAATGGTCTAAAATCAGATACTTACATCCGAAACCTTTAGCCATATATTCGATTCTATTTAGGATAGTATCTACTTGAGTGCTACCAAAGTGGTCAAAGAGATAAATAGGTTGCTCACCAAATAGTTCATCAAATGCTTTTTCTATTTGTTTCTTTGTTGCAGCTTCAGGATCTATACAAATATTCTTATTTAATTTGATTCCTGTGAGGCCTTGGACTGTTCTCTTTGATGATTCTTCGAGCATAATTGCACCACAAGTGTTGCCTTGTGTGTGTAAGTGGTAAATCAATTCTCTTACAAATGTGCTCTTGCCCACTCCTGATCCAGCACAAATAGAAACTAACTCTGAGGTTCTTATTCCTCTTGTTATTTGGTTTAACTTTTCATAAGGGTAAGAAATGGATGATGCTACATCCGATTCACCAACAACGTCCCTTAACTCATGGCTGCTTATGATGCCATCAGGTTTATACACTTTGGCTTGCCATATTGCCGTAATGATTGACTTAGGTTCTTTCAACAGTGCTTCATTGGCATCTTTGTATGGCAATGTTGCAATCTTAGTCTTACCTACTGGTAGAAACTGGGCACATTCTTTAGCTGCCTCAATCCCTGCTTCATCTTGGTCAAACATCAATATGATTTCTTCGAAGTTCTGTAGATACTCCCAATGAGACAGTAGTTCTTTTTTAGCTGACTGTGCTCCATTCTTAATAGAGACTGTAGGGAATTTATGTTGCTGCACTTGAGACACACTGATGCAATCGATCTCACCTTCTGTGATTACAAGTTTTTTACCGTTATTAAATAGATGACTACCAAACAAAGTGGCCTCTTTAACATTCCCAAGCCATGAGAAGTTCTTTTGGGGATCTCTGACCTTCTGTGCAACTATTTGTGAATCAGTGTTTCTGTAACAAGCAATCTGAGCTGGCTTGCCTTTATAATCATCAATCAGCATGTAATTGAATTTACGACAGGACTCTTCAGTTATTCCACGCTTCTTTAGTGAGTTGTAGTAACCATCGAGTAAATCTTTATTTGTATTCACTACAGCAACAATATCTATTGAAGCATTGCTGTCGTTTGTAGGTGTATGCTTCTGGCATCCAAAACAAAATGTATGCCCATCGTCATACAGTGCAGCGTTATCTTTTGAACCACAATGAGGACAAGGTACATGCCTAATAAATGTAGACTCACTACCATCATCAAACTGTTTCATGTTGCCCCCTTGTGTTTAAAAATGTGGTGACCTCTCAGAGAATGAAAGGCTGATAAGGAGATCTGAGAAGCCACCACGCTCTCCAAAAGATTACTTATGTTCATTTAACCAACTAATAGGTATTAGTTTGTCGGCATACTGCCATCCATGTTTTTGACAGTATTGTGCATAAGTAGTTTTTGAACCCTTGTATAACTTGTTTCTTGAATTGCTAAATACAAAACGAATATCGACATCTGGAAACTGCTCTTTAATAAAAAGGTGTTTTTGTCGGTCTGCCACTCGCCATATTCCTTTGCTCTCTACGAAAAAGAATCCATCTTTCTTAGGTAACTTGAAATCTGGGCAGTATTTAGCGTTTCTTGCTGGTACGACATAACGAATCTTATCTTGCTCATAGATTACTTTATGGCCTGCATCAGCAATTTGTTTAGCTATCTTTTCTTCTAAACCAGAACGATAGCCATAGCGGATACCTCTAATTCTAGAAGCGATCTGCCGTTTGTTCTTCTTGAGATTCTTCTTGTTCTTCGGTGTCATCGAACTTGTCCTCTGCAATTTCAGGGGCGACATAACCGCCTTCTACTTTGTCAAAACCATCAGTATCAGCGTTACCAGAGACAGGCTCTATCACCTGAACTTTTGATAGCTGCAATGTAATGCCTTTACTACCACTGACTGCATAAGGATTTATGAATCCACCCAAGCGAACTACAGAACCACCCCAAAGGACTGGAATTTGGTCATCATTTATTACAGCACCTTCACTATCGAAGAATCGGGGTTTAAATTTAGATTTGACCTTAACTATGTTTTCGCCAGTTTCATCATCTTTACTAAACGGCATCCTAACTTTAGCTTTTGCACCAAATTCATCTTTTGCAAGTTGTTTGCATTGTTTTTGAAGTTCTTTGATGTCGTCTACCAACAAACTACATTGGTATGTACCCTCTGGGTTGAATTGTTTGTCTGGTTTATGTAGATACGGATAACGACATCTACCTACATTAGTGACAAATTTAACTCTTTTTGTCTGAGCCATCTTTTTTTACCTCTTGTTTTACGTTTAAAGATTCATTGTTATCTGGAAGTGTTATTCCTAACTTTTTTGCCTCTGCTAACAATCTAGGGGGCAGCTTTTCACCTTTAGATAAAAGTAATTCTGCAAGTTCCAAAACACGTTCTCTGGGGTGCATAATTATTCCTCTGTGGACTATTTGTCCACTCTATAGGTTAAGAAAAACAGTAGTCAGAATTTCTAACTTCCTCCAAATTCAAAGTGCCCTTTTCAGGGATTTTGATTGTTGTAATTTTCATAGGGTCATTCAATTGCTGTGCCACTTGATCTTTCATATCTTCATATAGACACCAATCTTTATACATATCTACAAATGTAGATCTGACACAATGAAACATAGTCCAAGTGTGGTCAATCACTGTTGCAAAACTGTCGTGGACAACAAAGAATGATTGAACCCCATAGGATCTACAGTGTAATATTGTCATCAATAAATGACTGGCATCTAAACTATGTATTACATTAGGACTGACAGCACTTCTAGCTTTCTTACTGTCAATCTTGCTTTTGTTTCTTTCTCTTAAGGTAACCAGAGATCTTTTCTTTATACCTGCTACTCGATCATGTAGGAAAATTCTTACCCTCTTCTTGTTCCATTTGTTGTATCTTTGTATTACTGGAAAATCAGTAGGTGTTCTAAACCTCATTGGTTTGCCTTCTTTTGATAAGACATCACAGCACTGTTGGAAAAATTCCATACCCTGTGTAACTGATTTAAGAAGATTCCTAATGACATCGTAGTTTATGTTGGCTAGATATCTGGCTGCTTGTTTCTGTTCGTTTTTATTACCAAAAGGGTGTTCTTTTATAAGGCCTCTCAGAACTTTATCTTCGATAGGTTTCATTAGATCTTCATAGATTTGATCTGCAAAACCATATCTTTTGGAACTATAGCCAAAACACATTGTATTTCTTTTGCATATACTTCTGTTGATCCCAAAGTCTAACCAGAGTTTCGCTAGTTCATCTTTTTCTTTGTTTTGCTCTAGTTTCTTTACAACATTGTCAGCTACTTTCTGATAGACATCTTGTGGCTTCTTTACGTCAGCAGTTAGATTTACAAGTTTACCTTCTGATCTAGACAAAGATGATGCTGAATAATGCTGCACTCCACTGTTAGTACCATCGATTGCTATGGGTAACCCAGTCCAACAGTTATCAGGATTATCGCACCAATTGGCATAACAGATACATGCACTGAGGAATTGAAATGGTTTATCTGCTTTGCTCCATATTTCATAAGAGCCTTCATAATCGACACCACAAGAATAAATCATTATATGGTTTTGATTTACCCACTCAATTCTCTCTTCTAATGTGCCTTTACTGATACGATCAAAATCACCAGTATTAGCTAAGTGTATTGCTAACCATGCAACATTGTCTTTGGTTATCTTAGATTTTTCTTTTAACAGGAATAAACTCTTTACATGGTCATCCCTGTGGTAATTAAAGAAACTTACAGGATAAACTCTTGATCTAAAATCCATGTTCCAACCAAGATAGAATTCTTCGAAATTAGACAATTCATCTGCTGTGGCTAAATCTTGTTGCATCACAGCTCTAGCACCATCTATTTCTCTGTTCTTGATGCGAATACTCTTTATGTCTAATCTGATGCCTTTCTTTTGTTCATCAGTAAGTTCATCCCAATTATCATGTTTGTCAGGATATTCAATATAATCTTTCAATGGAAACTTAGCTGGTGCTTTACCATTTTCCCAACACCATTTGACAACATGCAGCATATCCTTATTTATCTCTAAGGGTGTTTCCTGTAATGCGTTTAGTGCCTGAATGTATAGTGGTAATTCTTTAGATGTTCTTATTTGATTTCTTATTGCTTGTCTCTGCTCTGGGGTTGCTGCTCTGACCAATGGAACGTGAGCTGCTAACTTAGGATGTCGATAACAACCTGTGTTTATATCTTTCCAAGGCCTAGGCTTGACAATCATTGGAGCAAGCATTGGTTCATTCCAACTTGATTCAAAATCTAACTTAGCCAATAAAGCTGATGCCTCTGTTGTAAGTCCTACTTTCTTTTTTGTTTTCCTTGGCTCTGATTCATCCCATTCTTCGAAGACATGACTGGCATTTAAGACAGCATCATATATGGGTGTTGCTGCTCTAGTCTTTCTATCTTTAGACCATCTTTCAGGTTTGAAGCCTTCTTTACCTGCTATGTTTTTTAAAGCATCTATTCTATAGATTTCGCTAGAGTGTTCTTTCATCACTTGTCTTTCTATTCTCTTAGCTAATTTACTATCAAACTTAGTTAATTCTATAGAGTAAGACTCTAGTTCTATTCTTTTACCTATCCTAGTTAGACAAGATGTTCTAGTTAAACCTTGTGATACACATTCGAAAAATGTATTTAAACCAATGTAACTTAAGATATCTGGGTCTATAGTGTCTAAGTCATCTATCCATTTACATTTTCTTCCTTTACCTTTTTCTTTCTCTGTATTTATAAGTAATAGTATTTCTTTAGATACTCTAGGTAGGGATTCTTTTACTAGGTTATGTGGGTTCTCTTGTGTCGTTAGTCTCTTGTTACTCTCTTGTCTATCAAGGAATCTTTCGTTACCTTTCTCTAACATCCTTTTTTCACGATCAATTTCTTTAGTAATGTCTATCCTTTCCATACGCTGCTCCTATGTCTTCGATCTCTAGAGGGTGACCCTAAATAATTATTTGTATTAAATGTGTCCACATGTGTCTTTTTTGTCCACTCAATACCCAAAGAAATACCTAACACCTAATGTTACTAAGTGTCAGGTTTTCTAGTGTTCTATATCTTTTTGTTTACAGTGTCTAAAATGCTTTCTTGATGGTCTTCTAGAGTAATTTTGTTATATTTACCGTATTCCTGTTCACCATTGTAAACTTTGTATTCAATGCTGTTTTGTTGGACTTGTATGTCGCCAAATAACTCAGTAACACGATCACTTATAGTATTTAATACAGCACTGTCTGAAGAAAAGTAGACATTCTCTTCAGTCTTCGTATCGAAATAGCACCTGATTTTTGGATAACGAGTAGCATCCATAAAACGTCCTGCACATTTTGCCCAATGTATCACTGCCTTGTTTATATCTGCTGGCACGACATCATAAAGTGCATCTTCTTGTAATATTAGATAGACGTGAACAGTACCAACTTCTTGCCAAACGAACCAATTGATTATTTCAAGTGCTGGGTATTCTTGAGATTCGTCATAAGAGACTCTGGTTTTCATCCACTCCATTACTGCAACAGTTAAGTCGCTGCGACACATCTTTTCCAAGTAAGGTTTCGGTTCAGATTGGTAGGCTACTTTAACTCTCTGTATTGCCCTCGGTGTCATGTAGATGCATCTACCTCGGTTTACAAGTAAAGGATCACCATTTAATGCTACAAACTCAGCTACCAATTCATCAAAATAAGCCATTGCATCAGCAACGTGTTTTTTGTTTTTAATCTCCATTGACACATCCTCCATTTGTGTCTTGCTTTTGTTTCGCAAGCAAAACTTTAGTGAAGGCTAATACTGCTTTTTGATTTTCAATAGTAAGCTCATTAAATGCCAACTCAGCATCAACAGCTAGTGTCTCCGATACACCAGAGCCTTCCTTCAAAACTGGCGCATCACTGTCGATGCCATAGATTAACCAAGCTGGTTCAACTTTAAAATAATCACACAATAGCTTTAAGTTTTTCCGTGAAGGAACTCTAGTCCCTTTACACCATTTAGCTACTATCGATTTACCAACACCGAGTCTCTCGGCTAATTGCTCACATGTTATCTGCTGTCTCTCTCTGAGCATCGACAGCCTCTTATGTAAGTTGTGTTTATATTGCATTTCTCTCTCCTTCTTTCAAATACTCACCGTAGGTAAGTGGAATCATAATTGTCACCTTAATATCAATTTAGTCCACTACCAAATATATAAAAATTAATACAAAAAAGAAAGGGGTCTTTTGACCCCTCACATTTCACCCCAACCTGCACTTTTTAACCATGCGTTATCTGCATTGTTGTTGGCCTGTTGTTCTCTTATTTCCCTCATTTTCTGATAGTCATTTCTGCATTTCTCACAGATAGTCCTATCACCATAAGGGTCTACGTTCCCACATTTAGTCGTAACTTTACTAAAGTTATAACCGTGTTGTACCGTCCAGTTTACTTCGTTATTACAACTCACGATGCCCTCCTTTCTTGTTTCCAAATTTCAATACCTTTTTTACCGTCTTCTTCCCACCCATACACTTCCATAACTTCATCTTTGTGTATTACAGTCCAAGGTAAATCATCAATCACTTTACAAAATTCACATCCATCGTTTGATTTATCTTGAGACAACAATGAACCAAACATAAGTTTAGCTATCATATTTACATCTTTTCTTGTGGCTAATTTTTTTGTTTGTTTCTTTGTGAGAATGTTACTAAGAATATTTCTTTGCTCGTCATTCAGTTCAATAGATATATTAGTCTTCACGATGCCCTCCTTTTCTCTGGATCTGCCATTGACTTTCGTAACTTACTGACTATTCCTTTATAAAATTGACATTGAGTTTTAGCGTCCCTTAATTGGTATGGAGCAACGGAAGCGAATTCACCCCTATCTATTCTACTTTGATATTCAGTGTATTTTTTATATGCTAGATGCCATACTTCTGATAGTTCATCATCTTCTAATTCAATGGTTATATACTCCTTCACATTACTCTCCTTTCTATATTAGTTAATTCTCTACCTTCGTTTATGTACTGATTAGCCTTCTCAGGACTGACATTGTGTCTTTCACAGAGTTCTTGGATAGTCCTACAGTTAGTCCAATAGTCTTCATAAAAGTTAATTACTAATTGTTGATATTCATGGTTCATCTGGATATTCCCCCTAGTTGGTTCATTACATCTGACTTAGTTTTTAAAGTTACATGGACATATTTGCGTGTTGTGTCAGCAGATTGATGTCCTAGGATTTCACTAACGATTGCCGTAGGAACACGGTGCTCGTTAGCTAATAACGTGGCACAGGTGTGCCGAGTGGTATGGAAGACGAAATTAACATCACCATAAGCAACGTGATCTCGTAGTTTCTTCCATGTGTTATAAAAAGTTTTCTTCGAATAGTGTTTGCTTGGTCTATCGTCCAATGCTGCAAGTGCAGCCTCAGCAAACTTATTCAATGGTACTTCTCTTGGGTGTTTACTCTTGGTGTTGTAAAGCATTACCTTCTTTCTATCTCTAGAGATAACACCATAAGGTTTCCTACCTTTAGGATCTGGCTCTTCACCAATAGATAATATTTCGCCCCTTCTCATACCAGTCTCTAGACCAAGATGGAAGAAATGCAAAACGTATGGGTGCTTACATTGACTTAAGAACTCATTACATTGTTCTATTTGTTCTGGACTGAAGAAATTAGGTCTGGACTTATGCTTCTCACTCTCAAGTGGTATTTTGATCTGCCTATCTATTTTTTCGTACTTATAAGCAGTTGTGAATATCTTTGAGATTGCTGCGCGATATCTATTGCATGTGGATTCGCTTAGACCTTTTTGTTTTAGATGTGAAGTAAAGATATCAACATCCATCAAATTAAATGATCTGATTGGACGTTTACCGTAGTCTTGGAACTTAAAGAAACGGTTTAGTCTTCTAATGGATTCAACTTTGTGTTGATGACATGCTTGATTCCATATTAGTTCTTCATTGTTGTTTGCAAAATCTGCAAGTGTAATTTCACTCATTTGGGACTCCCCTTTGGTTATGTTTTCCTTAAGGGTGACCCTAAATGGATCTGTGTTCGTGTAACTCATAGTCTCTCCCTTTCTTATCAAAAACCAAGAAAGCGATGAAACTAATCTGTTCCCTTTTTTACACCTAAATTAAGAGTGCCCCGAAGAGGATTCGAACCTCTGACCCCAAGATTAGGAATCTGAGGTACTCTTTTTTAGGTAAAAGCAAGGACGCTTTCTTGATGCCTAAGTGAACAGATTAACTAAAATATGACAAAAGTACAACTTTTCTATTAAGGGTAACCATAAATAAATAAAAAAAACACCGATACAAAAAGTCTAAACTTGACGGTTATACGTTTTATTTAGTCTGTAGAGTACGGTGTTTTGAGTGTAAAAACTAAGGTGAACAGATTATGTTTTTATATTTAAGTTATTGATTTTATTGTTTTTCTTCTTTATTGGAAGCCCCAAAATAGAAGCTAGATATTCCTGACACTAGGCCTCCAAGGTAACCTAAAACAAGACTAACTATAGTGTCTGAGTTCTGATCTGGGGGCATAATAGTTACTGTAAAAATATAACCAACAAAGGCCAATAGTGAAACCATTCCGAATAATTTTGGAGTCCAATCTTCTCTAAATGAATCTCTAGCATCTTGAATATCAGCAGTCTCTAAAGCATACAAATCGACATCTAATTCTTTCATCTTTACTTCAAAGTCTTTATCTATTTTCTTGAGTTCTGCCAGTTGTTCTGGTGTTGCATTTTGAACGGCTGCTTCAAGTTTCTTTGGCTCTGGTTCACAGCCTAAAACTTCAGCTACCATTTTAGCTGCTGTACCACCCATGCTCCCACCTAATGCTGTACCGATTGTTGGTGCGACAGCTCCTATTAGGTTTTTTATCTTTGCAAATTTTAGTTTCATTGTTAGCTACCTTGTTTGATTGTTATAGAAGAAGAAGAACCACCATTAGTTGTTAATTGATTTACTTTTCCACCCTGATCTATACGGATGTTGTATGATCCATCTTTTGTTACTTGCATTTGTAAATTGTTTTCTATTTGCCTAATGAACTTAACGTGACTGTCGTTTACAAATGTATTTATCTGTGTGTCACTGTCGTACCCAATGGCTGTACCTTTAACACCGTCAGCCGACAATGCACTATCAGCCTTCGATAGTTGATCTACTTCTTGAATGGTATCCAAGAGATCCTCTAAGAAATTACCTGCTAAATAATCAATATCCAACTCAGTGAACTCAAGTTCATCTTCGGCCAATTTATCTTCTTCTAACTCACTAAACTCTAAGAAATTTACATCAAGAATATTGTCTGCAACAGCAGTAGATTCATCTGTTTCTTCTTGGATAGTCTCAGGAGGATTTACTATTAACATGTTGTCAATCATGTCTAAAGTTAAATCCAATATTACGGCTGGTGTAGGAGCTGTTTCAAAATTATAAACTGTTGTACTTTGGTAAGGTTCATTGAGTAGTACATCACCTAAAGCTGTGTAGACAACAATTTCACCACTGGCTTTACCTGTTTCATCAGGCAATAGTATTACAAGACTTTCACCAGTTTCTTTTACTGTGATTGTAAAGTCTGTACCTCTTATTCCAATGGTTGCTGCATTGGTTCTTATAGTAATGTTATCTTTAGGTATCCGAGGTTTTTTACTACTGATAAACCTACCAGTTCCTTTAATAAAACTAAGAGCCATTGTAGATTTGCTGGGATTTGGATCAAACACAAACTCGTCAATAACAACATTACTGTGTTCTGTTAAACGTATTGTAGTGTCATCCCTAAACGTAACACCCATTCTGCCTTTTGCAGTCTCTAGTTTATCCATAGAGTTAAGAGAGAAATCTATAGCACTCTCATATACTTTGTCTCGTACTACTCTGGTGTTTCCGTTTAGTTCTGTAATACTTCCTATATTTTCAACATGAGAGACTTGTCCCAGAGTCATTTTGCTGTACGCACAAGCTACCGTTATTCCCAGAAGAAGTGATCTTAACCCAATCTGCATCCAATTGAGACTGCTGGTCAACATCGAAGCTACGCGAGTTACCATCGTGTTCAAGATAAAAATATCCTCCTGCTGAAGCCGTTGCTCCATCACCGTTATAATTTACTGTATTGCTGTCACCATCTATATCCATATAGTTTGTTGATTGGTCTATATCAATATCAGCATCAATAGTGTTGCTGTCTCCCATAACAATCCAATCTAAATCAGTATTACTGGCTATAGCTGCTGTAGCTAGATCAATAGTGAGGTCGTTCTGACTCCCTGTTATGTCCACATCCAAATTTGAACTGTCTGCACCATAAGTATTCGTAGGATCTACTTGTATAGTCATATCGTTAGAGTCACCGTCAAACTCAAAAACCCCTGTAAAACTATCTGCTAATATGTCACCAAGAAACTTGTTACTGTCTCCGATTTGATTGACATCCAATGTCATAGTAGCACCGTCAAGATCTAAGTCTGTCATCGAACCTGCACTAGAGTTTAATCCACCAATCATGTTGGAGCTTCCCATTTGTTCTAAGTCTATGTTAGCTGTCGCACCGACCTGTGATACAAAGATCTCATTGTCTTGTGCTTTTAGTTGATTTGTTACCAACATACTCAATGCAATTACAAAAAATGTTGATAGTCTATTCATGTTTCCAGTACCCCCTGTTGAGTCCAATTTGTATTATATTCAACACTCCTTCTTCTATTGCTTGTTGTAACG